GGACCGCATTAAAGTTGCTCGATCATGCTGCCAACGGCATGAATACCGCCTGCGGCAGCACCAACTATTTGACCAATTGGTCCCATAGTTGGAGCAACAGAACTAACAACGCCAAGCACCTTCTTCATAAAATTCCAGACATCTTGCCAAAATCCTTCATTTTGTGAATACGGTACCGCCATTGGTAGTGTGGACACAACCTTGGCATACAACGCTAAAGCATTATAGTCAGGTGGTGGAGATGGACGTGCCATGTTATAAACCATTGAGTATGGATCAGGCAAATATTCCACAATAGCACGTGTAATAAGCGTGAAAGTTAATGCACTACTAGCAGTGATTTTTATGACGATTGCATGTTGATGTCCGTAACCAACAATGTTTCCATCAGTGGTTTTCAATCGACCATTTTCAGCAGGGAAATCTTTGACAGTGCCAGCAGTGTCATAAATTTGAAGAGGTGGAATAGCCTGTTCGCCTGGCCACACTGGTTCAAAATCCCAATTGCCATCGTTAATAGACACAGTATAACACCCATCGTTAACATGGGCAGCATAACAGGCGCCTTGTGTATAACCAGCCTCAGACGCGCCATTCATATCAATAGATCGCACCTCGGCACCAATGGCAGTAGGATAAGTAGAACCACTGACGTCCGCGGGGACAATAGCACGCATATTGGTGGTTATCGGAACACGGGAAACTGTGATAAGACCGGCATTACTAACAGTAGCTGACGTAGGTCGAAGTTCAAAACAAGATCCAATATACCGAAACTTTGAGAAGATAGAATCTCGTTGCCCACGGACAATAGGGAAGCAACTGCCATAATCACCAAAATAATGTGGTGACCAATCTGCAGTAACAAGTCCACCAGCAGGAGCTGTCCAGTAAGCAATTCCAGGAGTAGGTAGTACAACAATATTTTGATGCGTGCCAGACGCGACATAAATAGTTTCAACCAAAGAATGTTGTTTAACGATAGATGGACCAGTGTAAAGATCAGGGACCCCCTCAACGGCAAGTTGAGGGAAGTCAACTGGGGCAAAAGCGGCACGGAGAAATGCCATGGAATCTGAACTAGGGCGGTAACCAGGCATGGGGGTTTGTCGGCGTGGTTTAAACGTTTTCATTGTAGGTGCGGGTCGAGGTGTAACAGCAGCAGTAAGCTTACCAGATACACCACGATTTGCACGTGACTTAGTTTTCTTAGTAGAAGGTTTTTTATAAACGACTAACTTATTATTTACCATATTTTCGTTACCGACAAGAGGCCCCCAAGCAGGAGCGCTACCTTTGACAGGTAGGTCCTCAGGCCAAGATAATTGTGTATGTCTGCTATAATAAAACAATTCGTAAAAATAATGGCCAGCATACTCAATAAATGAATGAGTTAACCCCAACTCATAATAACATGAATAGTCCACTTGAACAGGAGTAGAATACTTGTGTGGTACCCATCTAGTATAGGATAAATCACTTTTATTACTCAATTTATGAATAATATAATTGCACATTGGTGATATAAGCATATTGGTTGGGTCGGTAGCCAACAAAGACATAGCTTTAGCTTTAAGCAAAATCAGTGGGTCAATTGTTTTATTGAACGTAACTGAAAACTTCCTAAGGGTACGTTGAGGATCACACATACTATTCCACTCGAGGTCATGATAGCGACCGCAAAAGACGGGGTTGGTCGTGCGTTTGCACTTTAAGCGAAGACCATACTCCAATGCGGTTGCTTCAATTGCTTCGAGCAACCCTGGAGCATCTGCAAAGACTCCGTCGTCGCCCTCGACGAAGCCTTGCATGGTGGCACCTACCTTGGAATGAGCAACATGAGCAATGAATAAATTTATAATGCAATTACCAATACTCGTGTTAACGTCACCAGAACAACGACCACCTCGACGTGATGCATACGCACCATTAGTATGAACAGAGGTCGTACTTAATTGCAAAGACAATAGATGACGGAATTCAGGAGTATCGTACATAGACAAATATATTGAATGTTCTAATTTTAACAAAAGCTCATTAACAGATTGATCAAAGCGGCTGTAATCTGTCTCAAGGTAGGTGCCAACACGCTTACCGAACATTGCGCGCATCTTTGATGCGCGCGCGTTTAAATCCAAACCTTTTACAAGGAATGTGTGGTCGAAAGCCTCCTCTATTCGATTTAGGATTGGCCCTGCGCGAGCAAGATAAGCATCTGCACGAGTGCTTATGTTGCGTGGGTCGTTCCAACACGCCTCCATCTTTGTGAATGTGCGAACGAGGTGCATATTGTCGGGCAGGGGCAAACGTCTTGCGTTTCTTAATCGTAAACCGACGCGCTGATTGTAGCGCTTGACCCACTCGCTGAACGATGGCTTTCTTATGGGTGCGGGATCCAGGGTTTGTACAAAACTCGCGCAGTTCGCTTGATGCGTCGTCATATCGATAGTGATCGGAAGATGAGGATCGACTACCCGAGTTCGAACGCTCAACGCTGCGTTGGTTTGTGTCGGAACCGGTGCCGGGTGGGTATCCAGCAAAATCGGTGGACACACCCATCGTCCCGCAGTCAAAAACACAAGAAGGACGTTCATTGGCATAACCATCGGTGGGCTCATTAGGATTATCAAACGCGGGAGGCGGTTGCTCGGACCATGTGCTAGGATCATCCCAGCTCCAGTACGTATCAGACGATATCTTGTTCCATTTTTTATGCAAAGCTTGTGTGCACTCGTGAAAATAAACATAATTACACATAGGAATTTTCTCTTGATTCATAAGCAATGTTAAATGCTGATGTAAAACAATTGGATTATCAATTTTAGCACACTTTGCAACGGCCTTATAAATAGGGCCAGCTGACACCTTGCCGAAGGGCGTCAGTATATGCTCCGCACCTAAAAGGTGTGGAGCATCGCAGACGTTTTCGCGTCTGCGTAAGGGCTTTGAGGGGATGGATGGTGTTTTAAACAAGATGTAGACAGTGCCCTCAACTGTCTCGATAATTCGTCGATACGCAATCTTAACTTTCGAGATTCCGAAGCCGGCATGGAAGCAACCATCGTTATCCCAATCCCACAACTCATGGGTATAAGAGCTTCCATTGCTAGTAACCATTCGTACTCTGCCCCCGCTACAGAAGGCACGGGCTTCGTTCGGGGAGTAAGATTCTCCATCGGTAACATTATCTCTGAATCGCTTAGTGATGAGCACGCTAAAGCGCGTGTTCGCAACGACGAGTGCGATTTCTTCTGGCGATAAATAGTAATCACATTGATTAAACAATGCGTAATCGTAGTGATGTGGGCAACCAAGCGCATTGTGATTACATCCACCAATGCGCTTATGCGCATTCTCACTGCGGTAACATGGTGAAACAACATGAAATTTATCGCAATTCCTTGACGTAGCACCCCCGATATCTGCAATAACAGCTTCGGAAGGCAATACGTGTTTGATTGCAATTTCGATTTGGCGCCGCCAATGGGCCAAGCGATTGTGACCCTCCTTATGAGGAACATCACTAACCGACAATATTGCTTGACGAAGTAGCGGAATATACTCGTAAACACTGGCAAGATGGTCACGAGTAGTGCTAACAGGAATATTAAGATAAGAAACATAGCGATACAAAAAACCAAGATAATCAGATACTTGATGATATACAAGACAACACCAATCAGAATAATCATAGTAGACCATTTGATGGTGACAATCAAGAATATAAGACAAGTAACGAATAAGATGGTCAATAGATACGCCATACATCGTACACAGAACCACACCAACTTGCATAGCAAGCAGAATGGTGTTGCGAATATACTCAAAC